ATCATGTCTGCCGGAGGTGCTCAAGTGGCCTGTGTGGTGAACCGAGAAGGTTGCTTGGTGGCCTCGTTTATTTTAACTCAATATTCGACCCAGTGGAATGGTTTGTCTCGGAATGTAGAAACTTGCTTCGACCGTGTTATCGTACGTTCCTGCCTCGACTTGGAACACTTCAATAACTCCGTTCGACGTGTTGCGTAGTCTGACGATTCCGTGATGTGTCGAATCCTGGTAGAAAAACGCGAGAATATAGGTTGTACTCGGTGGCCTCAAGTAACTGGGCAATGTGCACAAATCGCCCCAACCTGTCCTCTTAATGCAACCTCCGAACCAGCCGAATGCGTCCGTTGAACCGCAACGGAAATTCTCGTTTGTTGCATCCTCTGCAAACGAGAAGTTTTCAGCCGATGCACCCCATGTCGTGCATATTGCGGGCATGTTACCGCTTTGCACGCATGAGGCCATCAATTGACCGATGTATCGGTACCCGTCATCGTTCGGGTGGATGTTATCACCGTACGAGGTTGTAATCGTCCATGGATACAACCAGAACAGCGCACCGGGGAACGTTGCAGCACCGCGCGAACCACATCCCCACGTCATGTTCTGGTAATGTGACCAATAGGATGCATCCATAGACCGATCACCTGCGACCAGTGGGAAGAACAGAACCTTCGCGTTCGGGAACTTGCTGTATGCGTTCTGCACCGTCGAACGAGCTGCGGTGAATACGTCGGATTGCGCGTGGTCGTTGTAACCACCTGCGATGATAACCAGGTCGATATCGTCAACGGTCATTCCGTCGGTGAGGTGGTTTGCAGCATATGTTACTTGCTGGGAATACGTCATTCCCTCGTATGGTGTCGAGTGTCCTTCTGCTACGAAACCCGCGCCCGAATTCGAGATGTTTAGCATGTAATTGCATCCCATGTACGATTGGAGGTAATCAGGCCAACCGAGCGTTCCTCCAACCCCTCGACCGTAGCTGTCACCGATGCAAACGATGTTGAGGTTGTTCTTGTTCGGCTTTCCCTGAAGCGTTGCAATGTTTCCCGTATTGCCCGAAATTGCTTCTTCGTTGTCGGTCGTTCTCGAATCCAAATCATTGATGCTGTCTTTCACCGTGTTTTCCGAATCGAAAGCGCTAGACGGTAGGGAAGATTGCAAGCTTCGGAGGGATTCCAGGATTTCGGGTTCGTTTTCCGCAAACCATTCCTCGATGTTCTCGATGATCCATTCGTCGAGTTGCCCCTCCTCGATTGCCTTCAAACGCGCTGCAATATCATCTACGTTCACTCCAAGGTAATCCGCATAGCCGATCACCTTTTCGAGCTGTCTGCAGATCGCGTGAAGCCGTTGCTCCTGGCTCCATGCATCCCAATAAAGTTTGGGAATAGACCATGTTGCAGGATTCCAAAATTCGAACCGTTTCACGTAACGACCCGTTTCGATTTCAACTGTAGACATGTTCAATCCTTTCTAAAGGGCATTTGCATAGCTAGTATACATGCTGATGAAAAGAACTTCCAACTCGTCTCCTAGAGCCGCATCAACGCTTCTAAAGCCGTTCCTATAGCTTTCGAGGGCTTCGGCTGCGTTGTTCACCTTCACGCGTTCGAATTCCCTGTCCTCGCCCGATGTGATGTAGTCGGAGTTGCCCGAAAGCAGGGTTTCAGGGTATGCGCTCGAAATATGACGTTCCTTGTAATACTCGTTCTCTCCAAGTGGCGCGAGGCCGCTTTCGACCTGCGCGTACAAGGGAATGTATTTCGGCATCAGCTCGTATACCATCATGCGCTTGAATGCGGTGAACCATTGCAAAGGTGGCAACATGCCGATTTCGCGGAACATGAAACGCATCTCGAAGTACTTGCAGAACCGCTTGTACTGTTCTTCATTGTAAGCCGCTTCGCTCCAATCGAGTTCAGGCCGCGACCAGTCGAACGCTCCCGATTGCATCAGCTCGCACAGCTCGACCGTGTACACCGCATGGCTTTCCATCTGCCCGGTGTAATCGAGCATTTCGGATTTGTTCCAATCGTTAGCGTCGAATGTTTCCCATTCCTGCCCCATGTGGTTAGGGGGAAATGCGTATTCGGGTGCGTTGTAGTCCTCGTAACCGTTGACGATTTTCCCATCTTCGATGATGTAATGGAAATCACTCATTTTCAGCACCACCAATCAAGCCGCTGAAACTTTCATCTTGGCTTAGAATAACTTTGTCCTGCGCAAGTGCTTCGAGGTTGTTCTCGTAGTTGTAATTGTACGATTCCCAATCATCGTTGAAGTACACTTCTATGTTCAGTCCGAACCGCTTGTTCAGCTCCTTCGCCGCTTGCCGTCTCGCTTGAAGGCAATCCAACAGCATGATGTTTGTCGGTGCGGTGTTCGCCGTGACCTCGTGTTCGATCATGCGCTCGCCCTTCTCGAAGGCCAAATGCGGAATGCCGAGGTAAAGCAGCGCATTGTAAAACGTGTTTTGCCATCCCTTTGCCAATTCCTCAACTATGATCGGAACGTCGGTATCGATTTTCTTTATGTTTTCCGCAAGATTTGCGAAATTCGAATCGCCTAGAATTACCGGCTCGTTTCCTGCAATCTGTTTCATGAGGTTGGTAAGTTCCAGCTTCTTTTCCTGCGGCGCAATGAGGATCATCGGCTTGCGTTGCTGGAACAGGTTCACGTCCTCTGTTCTCTCGTATTCTGTGAGTTTCCGTGCGAAGATATCGAGTGCATTCCAAGGGTTCGTACGCGAATACGAGTAATAGACCAGTTCCCCGTTCTCGCTTGTAACGTCGTAGTTGGTCTGATCGTATCCGGTTGCCCTCCACCTTACGGGAATCCCGTATGCGTTGAAACCGTCATACGGGGACGCGATGAGCGATTGCCATACGTCGGGCATATTCTTTGCGTGGCAGATGGTCGCAACGCCCGATCTGTGCAATTGCATTTCGAGGAACCGTTCATCGCATGTATCGGGAAGGTTGACCCAACGGAAACGATTCATTGCAAGGGAAAGCAGCATCGACAAGTTCTTTGCTTCGGCTTGGCGGTTGTAAACGTCAGATTGCCAGAACTCGCCGCGCTTTTTTCTTGCCCTGTTCCTAGATTTGCCCATTCTTCACCGCCTCCAAACGTGCAAGCGCAAGATCGCGCTGCGCTTCGAGGTTCGCAATAGCGGCATCGTTAATCGCTTGCATTTGTTCTATCTTCGCGTTCGTTTCGTCTTTCAGCGCTTGTATTTCGGCTTGCAGCTTTTCATCTGCAACTGCTTTCGATGTTTGGAACCTCGTGTACACTTCGAGATCTTCGGGCGTGATACCTTCGAGATCTCCGCTTGCAATCTTGTTGATAACGTCGATTTCCTCGTTCGTGAACGATTCCATTTCAGCGAATATTTTCTCTGCGCTCATGAATTCCCCTTACACGTTCTCGTAAATGCTAACATGACCTATATCTTCGGGATTCTTCCAAACCGTCACACCACCGAAAAGGAAGAACCGCAGTTTATCGACGTACATGTCGGGAATCTGCAAGCCCTGCACCCAGAAATCGGTTAGTCTCCAATACGTGAAATGCGGCATCGGACACCAATCGCCGTCGAACTTCCATTGTGCGCCGTATGAGTAGCCGTAGCGGAGGAAATCGTCACCGCATTTGCGGATAGTGTAATCGTCCTGCGTGATGACATTGGAGAACAATGCAAGCGGCCTCGACGTTGCATAATCGCCGTTCTGGAAATCGCCGAACGTCGAAGGCTCGCCAATTGCCGCCTGTGCCTGTTGGTTAGCAATGGCGTTCGTGACCGTCGCCCGATCTCGTGCTGCGTTAGCGATGATAGTCGCGCTGTCGTTCGCTGCATGTGACGTGGTAGCCGTGTTATGCGCACTGGTGATATCGTTTGCCGCTGCAACTTGAGCGTCCGTGTCCCAACCCGTTTTGGTGTTCGCTGCAGTTGCACCGCCGCTGTTCGCCGCTTGTGCTAGCGAAGCGTTTACCGCTGTGAGGCCGTTTGCAACGTTGGTCGATGCAATGGTCGAAGCAGCGCCGATGATACCGCTTGCCAATCCTGCTGCAGCGCTCACGGGGTTGCCGCTTGCAATTGCACCGGCTGCACTTGTTCCAACACCTGCCGCCGCTGCAATGGCTCCCTGCATTTCGTTGGCTGCAATGGTCGAAGATGTTCCCATTTGCGAGATGATGTTCGAAGCCGCTGCCGTTCCCGTGTTGTACGTTTGCGTGTTCGAGCTTGTAGCGTATGCGCTCGTGTTGCTCGCTGCCGTCACCGCCGAATTAGCCGCCGTCGTGACCGATGCATTGTTCACGACGTTTGCAGCGTTCGCATTCTGGTTCGCCTGTGCGTTATCTGCTGCATATGCCTGTTGCAACCTGTCGTAATGCGTTGCGTAATCGTTCACGTTGCCGGCGCTTTGCGTAATTGCGAACATGGGGATATCGAACGAGAAAAGAAGATCATGCCAATTTCCACCAATGGGCATGGTACGCGAGGTGACGTTCTTGAACGATACGTTGCGCCTCGACGCTTTGCCGGTGCTCGTCACCTGCGCATTTATCTTCAACCAAGGATATACAAGCGAGACGCAGTAATCGAGTTGGATTTTCCCGTTCGTGTCCTCGACGCGGATATCGGTTTGGTTGCCGTCCTGGTCGGTCAGCCTGATGACTGCATAGGGATACGTGTACAGCTTCGCAATGTCCTTGTAGGCGCTCGAATACCCGAAATCGCCCCGGGTCAACGTGTGAACCGTTGCTTGCCTGTACGAGCTTGAAACGTTGTAACAGGTGTATCCGGATAAGGTGAACGAGCTGCCGATCGTCACCATTTCATCCGACACGAAGCAAACCGCCTGAACCGTCTGCAAGAACTGTTTCTCAACATTGCTGATGAACGAGTTGAATTGCGAAGCGGGAACCGCGAAAGCATGATACGCTGGCACGCCGGAGACGATTGCTTGCAAACTCGGAACAGTCCATGTGTTATCCGATTTCGAACCCCACGTACCCCAAGGGCTCGCCGTCGTGATTATGACCGCATACATGGTTCCCACGTTGAAAACGTGTTCATGGGTGCTGGTCGTTATCCTCGGGGGTTCGGGTTCGTTTTCCTCCGGTGCCAACAAGTATTGGCAATTGGAAACGGGGTTTCCCAGATACTTCGACACGCTCGTCTCGTGCATGGGAGCATGTCCCCGCTCCAGCATCATATAGGGAATGTCCATGTCGTATATGAAGGTTTGCCAAGCATCGTTGAGCAAATGGAGTTTGGTGCTGTTGGGCGATAGGAACTCGACCTCGCGCACGAACCAGAACCACGCATCGATACCGCCCGTCGTTTCGTACATGACGGGATTTTCGGTGCTTGCCATCGGCTCGTAATAAACTGCAATGTAGTTGTAGCGCGCTGCAACGTCGTACGGAATCGGAACGACGATTGCATTGTCTCTATGAAGTTCCCTGTATTTCGTGGAGAACCTGAAGCATTCGGAATCTGGGATCTTGTCGAACCATTTGTCGCGTTCGGCCTTCGAGCCGAAATGAACGACATTGCCGATTCCCGAAATGGTGCGGTTTCCTATGTGCGCCTCTCCCATGTCCCAGGGAACTTTGCACAAGGTTATATCCATCTGCACAGTATCGAACTTCGAGTAATCGTACTTGTTGTCGTATTGGTACGTCCTGATGTTCGAAACGTCGGGAAACGCGCTCTCGTTGCCGTTCGCCGTTAGATGTGGAAATTTGCTCATGTGCACCCCAAGCACGAATAACTGTATATTGTGCCTATTCTAGCATGTACGGAGAAAAGCGCCCATCGAGGGGATGAGCGCCGAAGTTTTAGAATCCGCCCATTACGAACTTGAAGTTGTATTCAATTACTTCGTTGTTTGCATATGAATGTGTTGTGCCATCTGTTTCTTTGAACACTGGATGCAAATTGACTTGCAAGAATCCGTTACTGTATCTTAAAGCTACACGAGAAATGAGAACCGCGCCCGATGATGTGTTCATAGAAGCGGGAATAAATGTACCGCTTTCAAAGCTGTTTTCATGGACGAAGAACGGCAAAGTCACCCACACGTTAGAAGTGATTTTCGATTTGTCCGTAATAGTCGATGTAATGTAACCAGCTACCACGCCGTCGTCGAGAATCATTCTGCATGACATGTTTGCATAGGTCGTAGCGTTTGCATTTGCTGAATTTGCCAAATCTCTAAACCACGTTGAAGCGTAGTAAACTGGTCGCATTGCCTTAGACTCTCCAAATGCAACACGAGCCAATAGTCGCGCCATGTATGTATAGCCGTTATTGTTCGGGTGGATATCATCACCGCGCCCATAATTTGATTCAAGCGTCCTGAACCAATAGATACTGTTTTCAGCAACGACAGCGCCACCGCGAATTATTCCAATTGCATCCCTGATAACTGCGTAAGCATCATACGATTCCTGATACTGCTTCGAGCACATAGCGAACGAAACGACGATTTTTGCATTTGGGAAATACGTTCGCGCTTTAGTGCAGAAATTATGAATGCCGCTAATAATATCGCTTGCCGTTTGGTTGGTTGCAAGGTCGTTTACAAGGCCGTTGACTACCACGTAGTCAGTCAAAAGCCGCTGTTGTTCGGTTAAAGTTGCATATGCCTTATCTGCCATCCCAGCGAAATTAAGACCAGATTCGGTGTCAGATGTTCCAAGGGCAACCCAACCAGCACCGCCAGATTTGAAGCGTGCTATCTCGTTAAAACCTGTCGCTTCAATAAAATCATCGCCCCAACCAGCATTGTCATAATCTGCGTCCGTGTACGTGCGTAAATATGAATCGCCGAACAACACGCAGTTCTTCACGTTCATTGAGCTGATTACCGCATCGTATAGCTTTTCAGTAGTGACCGAACCATTTGCAAGTTTGTCGGTCGTGATGGATTCATCATCGATTTTGTCAGTTGTAACGGCATGATCGGCGAGTTTGTCGGTTGTTACCGAACCGTCCAAAATCTTGGAACCGTCGTAAACGGTATCTGGTTCATTCGCATAGGTGAGCCAACGATGTTTCTCTGCGAAATCGTTCTTCGGTGAATCGATAGCCATTTTCATTCCTTTCTAAAAAGAAAAGGCGCAACCTTTTACAGTTGCGCCCATTTTACCATCTAACGCGAAACTACGCTTCGAGGATATCAAGCCTATCGTCGATATCTGCAAGTTCCGCGTTCACTTCGGACGGATTCAGAATCGCGTCGTCTTCCTTGGTGTAAACGAGCTTTTGAGCCGTATCGACGAGCGCGCTCTTGGTGGCCTGACCGGTTGCAGCCGTGACCGTTGCCGCGAACGTATCGGTGTACGTGGAGGTCGAACCGCTCGGGTTGGTATAGGTTGCCGTGCCCGTGATGGTGATAACGTCGTTCGCCTGAAGCCCGGTTTTCTGAACGTGCAGAACGCCGTAGGAATCGACGTAGGTTCGGGAGTTGAGCGGAATAGCCGAATCGCTGCGCGAAGCTGCGACCTCATACGTTGCGGAATCGGGTTCGACCGAAACGATGCCCTTGCCGTTGGAAACCGAACCGGCAAGCGCGAAGTAGGTTTTCAGCTCGCCGCCGATTTCAACCGTGCCGCTATCGGGCGAGAATGCCGCGCCGGTAAGGCTCATGGTGACGGTCGGGACGTTCGTACCTGCATTCGTGGAGAACAGGACGCAGTTTGCAGCGGGGTTGATGCCAATGAGCTGCGCCACGTGATAGTAGTACTTGTACGTCAAATTCTCCGGGTTGTAGAACGGAGGCTCGATACCGTTGCGAACGTCGCGCACGTAGATGAAATCCTCGGAGCAGAGCGCCGCGACCACGTTGGCAATCGGGAACTCGGGAACCTCGATGATACGGTACTGAATATCAGCCTTGTCAAGCTGGAACACATAGGCGAGCGCCTGGACATCGAGGTTCGCCATCGCTTCGGGGGTGATGAAAAGAACAAGGCCGTCACCGTTCTCATGCACCGGCACGTCGATATGGTTGTACAGCGTGGTCGGGAACTTCATGCGGCCAGCAACCGCACGGATAGCCGTGAGCAGTTCCTTGGAAGTTGCTTCGGTGGTCGGAGCTGCAGAAAGGTTGTAGTTGTACAGCGCACCCATGCGGGTATTGGCCTCTGCGAACATCTGCAGCATGATGTTCATCTCGTCGTAGTTTGCGGAACTGTACATCTGCGAGATGATGCCCGTCAGCATGTCATCGAAACCGAAACCATCAGACGCGAAAGCACGTTCCAGCTCGTAACGCGACCAGCTGAACTCGTAACGTCGGGGGGTTCCGACGCTATAGAACCACTGGACAATTTCTGGTTTCTCGACGTGGAGGAGTGTCTCCGTATCGGGTGCATAGGAATGCGCCTGCAGGTACTTGAATGCGACCGCGCGTTCGGAATTGCCGAAACGGATAGCGGGCTTCTTGAGCACTGCGAGCGGGTTCTCGAAAAGATCGCTCTCGACAGTCGTTCCGATAAGGCCGTTGAGCATACCCGTGAACTGGTTGAACAAATCGTTGTTCATGGGATCGAAGATCGCCGCTACATGCGCCGCATAGGAAGAAGTAGACGGGTTCGGAATGCGCTGCTGGTAATCGTTGCTACCGCTAAGCCAAGCGCGTTCAAGAATGGTGGAGTTGAGAACAGCCATGATTGTTCACTTCCTTTACTTGTCGTGTTTGCCTATTTCCAATCCAAGGCTCTTCACGTCGAAACCGCTTTCGGTGTATGCATCGATTCCGCGACCGAAACCGCCCAGATAATTATGTACAGGCGCCCCTTGTGTGGCTTGTTCCGCTTCGGGTGTTTTCGGCTGTTCGGTAATGCTTGCACCGTTGCGTATAAGGGTTGCTATCTGCGCATTGAGGCTCTCGACCTGCTTTTCATAGGTCGATATGATAGCGTCCTTGGTTTCGATGATCTTCTCAAATGCCGTATCTTCTGGGACGCTAATCCCTGCAGCATTGGAACCATCATTGTTCGGAGCCATAACAACATTATCATCGGTTGTAACATTGTTGTCAATTGCAGCGTTTCCCATGCTGATTGTTGCAATGTTGTCAATTGCAGCATTTCCCGTACTTGTCGTTTTAGTTGTAACTGTCATTGTTCAATCCTTTCTTTCTTTCTTTCGCCCCATGCGCAAAAATCGTCTGGTTCGACCTTCACGCCATTGTTTGGTATATCGTTGTACCAATCCCAGAGTTCGACTAGGTAGCCGTTACAGAACAGCGCGCCGCTTTCTGATTCTTCGGCATGTTCGCAATCTCTGCACCGCACAATGCGCTCATGTAATACAAAATCGTTTATTTCATTGCTTAGAAAATTGACAATGTATTCCATCGTTCGCCCGCCGCCTTTCTATATACAGTAAGGGACGCTATCAGCCGCAAGGAGGATTGCAACCGATAGCGCCCCAATTAAACCCCAACTGCACCGGTGCCACGTTGACCACGCTTGCAATGGCGGGAGGGAAGGAAAGCCGCCCGTGACGCGCGTTCGTGCCTACTCAAAGGCCGCAAGGTCGAAATCTACGCTAACAACGAGAACAGCCGGGAGCCGGGGACATTAGAACGGCACCGCATTCTCGTCAATGTCGAATGCGATGTAAGTGCGTCCCGATTCCCTCGCCTTGCGCTCTTTGAAGGTGATCTGTACCTCTTTGAGCGCCTGACGCTGGTTATCGCGTTCGACTGCTTCCAACATTTCGGTCACGATGGAATTGCCGAAGTAGAACTTGTCGGGAATCTCGGCAAAGAGCATGACCGCGAACTTACCATCGTTGCCGTTGATGAAACCGAAATCGACGATGTGCAGCGGTTTGCCGAGGATTTCTAACTTATCGCCCTTGTCGCGTCCCTCCATGAATGGAACGCCCTCGTTCGTGAACTGTGCAAAGTAACCCATCTTTTCGTCCTTTCTATCCTGCTAACAGCCCATTTGACTGTTTAAGCCTTGAAATAATTAACTAAAATGCAACCGAAAAGAACAACCGCGCAAATTAACGCTATAACCCAACCGGCAGCATCTAAAACATCTATTGTAAAAATCATTAGAAGTACCTCGACATTTCCCATTCGACTTGGTTGAAATCGCATTCGGTGAACGTGATGCCCCTATCGACGCAATGATCTCGAATCTTCATCGTCAAGCTGAAAGGAGTCTTAGCGGAAACCGTGAACGTTATCGCGTTTCGAGTGTTGTCAAGTTCCTCGGAGAACATCGTCACATATACCGTTGTACGGTTCTCGATAGCAGTTTCGACCTCGTATTCCATCGCCCATGGAGGCGTATGGTAATCCTTTTGGTATAGATAGCGCTTCATCGTATGTACCGCCTAACCTTTGCAAGATCGCTTCGAAGCATATCGACTTGGTTCTGCAGGTTGCGCACACGATAGAGCGCATACCCGGAAATGACGATCAGCGAGAACAGAACCAGCACCAAGCATGAAAGCTGCAAATCGGTCATTTTGCACCTTCTTTCAACATGGCCTGGAATTCGGCTGTCCGATGCTCGTAAAAGTTCTCATTGCAACTAGAAGCGCTGGAATAATGCTCGTTCGAGTAAACCATACGTTCGAGTTTCGAAAGATACACGTCCTGGAATCGCTTCACCGCATCGATGCGGGTTATGCCGTAGCATACCGCCAACCCTGTATTGACATCGGAAACAATCCATTGCTTTTTACGGGTTTTATACACGCCCATTTCGAACAGTTGACCATCAGAGAAACAAGCATCGAACTTGTAGCCGTCGCGGTATTCGAAACCACTTTTCGTTCGAATGGGGATTCTCGATTTTCTGTAACTCATATTTCCCTTCTTTCGTTTCGGTTGCAAGACCATGAACTATTATGCACTAATATTTAACTCTGTCAACTAGACAACGCCTAAAAATTCGAGCAATTGCAGAAACGTCTGTTTAACTCCAATCGAGGAATAGCGCAACCCGCCTTTGTAGTAGATATCGCAAAGAATTTTAAGATACTCGTTCGTGCGCTTGATAGCCTGGTAATCGATGGTGTTGTCCTTCTTCGTGAGCGCGAAAACGGTTCTCGCGTCCTTCGGTATCGAGTCTGTGATGTAGAAATACGCGCGCTTGTAGTCGATCCAAACACCGTATCGGTTGGCATTGAACACCAGACCATACGAGAAACGCGCGTTCGAGGGTTTCTTTCTAACGTCCCTGTCCTCGCCGGTTGCAAACTCGTTGTCGAAGATCATCCGCGCTTCCTCGTTTCCCGCAAGCATTCGACCGACGAGCGTATTTGCTTTCCGTTCCTCCGAATCCCAAGGTTCGACATAATGGAGCAAGGTGCACTTGTTGTTGTAGAACGAATAACCGAAGTCTGGAACCTTGTTGACACCGAGGTTTCGAAGATAGGGACATAGCAGATCGCATGAATTCATCAAAAGGTACACTTTGAAGAACGCCGTATCATCCGCCTGTTCGCGTGACACAGAGTCAAGCACGTTTGCAAGGATGAGGAATTCGTTCGGTAGGTATTTATGATACCTATCCTTGCTGTCGATTGCCGCCTCATCGAATATGAAACGCTTCATGCTCGTGAAGGTTCGCCGTTTCTCGACCTGGAAGGCCGTGAGCGCCACGAAGTAGCAAATCAATTCCCAATCGGGTGTATCATCGTCTGTCGGCGGTTTCGGAGCAATGTAGCCTTGGTTCTTCTCGACTTTGAAAACGTAGTCCTTGAAGAAGCCGTCATGCTGTAGCTTCGAAAAGTAACCATCCTCGACCTGCGAGCGTTCTTCCTTAGTCCTGCAGATCTCGACAAAGCGGAACCCTTTCTTTATGTACTCGTTTATGCACTTGAGACGCAAGCCGAACGTCTTTCCGATGCCCTTGCCGCCGGCAACGATGCAAAACTCGCCTTGCGTTCCCGTCTGCCGTGAAAAGGTCGCGTCCCAATCGTAATATCTAGCCATCTAAAACCCCATTTCCACAGCTAGGAACCTGTCACCATCACGCGATATGACTACAGGTTCGGTGTTAATCTTTAGATTGTTCGCTTTCGCTATCTCGCCGTTGATGCGGTTCTCGAAGTTGCGCGTATCATTGACCGTTTTGCTCATAGGGTACAGGCAAAGCGCTGCAGGTTCGTAGACCTTTGCTGCTTTGCCTAGATAATCCGTTACGCTGCTCACATATGCCGCGCCCCATTCGGGGAAACTCCGCGCATTGAGCCGGATGACGGAATGCGCATAGGTGACGTTGTATCCAAGCATCAACGAGCAGATTTCCGAATAGCTCATGCCGTTGTCATGGAACTGGTCTGCAGCCTGATTAACGCCCGCACGCGTTGGTATTCCTGCAAGGGTGAAAGCGAACTTGCGTTTACCGTCGCGTGGGTCTATGTCGTGGGTGCAATACGCCTTGTTCCAACTAGCGCAAAAGCGTTTCACTTCGAATTCAAGTTCGTAATGACCGATGTTTCGCAGTTCGTCGTAGTAGTCGGGATAGGCGTTCTCGACCCTGCGCATGACGATTTCCTTTGCATTGTCCACCGCACGCGAATAAATGCCGAGCGCCCTTATCACCTTTTCCCTCTTGGATTCCCTGCAAACGACTTTAATCGAATCGGTATCGCCGTTCACAACCGTTTCGATGTATGGATAGGCCAACTCCATGTTCAAGATCTGCGCAATCCTCGACCAGCCGACAATGCGCTGTCCGAACTGGTACCATGCTTTCGGGTTCTTTGGTGCGTTGGAGATTCCCATATCACCCGCATAGTCGATGCCGCTGGATGTGAGCACCGTATCGCGCCTGTACTCGTTCGAAGCTTCGATGCCGAAAAGAGCGTTCAAATTGGCCTTTGTGGATTGGTAGGCGCTATCAACTTCGGAATCGGTTGCCTTGCCTGTTTCCATCAACGAGACGATGCTTTCAGCGATTCCCAAGGATTTCAAGATATCGCCGTTTTCTATAGTTCCAGTCTTGTAGTAGCTTTCGCGTGCACGCTTGAATTCGTTCTTCGCCTTGTAGAACGTCATTACAGATACAGTGGACATATCCGAAGGTCTAACGAATCGACCCGTCAGATAGCCGCCGATGGCTCTAACCGAATCCCATTCATAAGATTGTGCCATTTCCCACGCTGCAAGCTCTGTTAGGAACAGAATCGCAGTGTCAGCCGATACCAGTTTCCCAAATTCGAATCTTGGATTCTTGCATGAATCCTGATAGCCGAGTTTCACAAGATGTTCCTTGAACTGCTGCGCCTGTTCGTTATCCTCGTCAAGATCCTGGAAATCGTCGAGGATGCGCGCGCTTGCCAATGGTGCGATGCCGTATTCAGCGAACAAGGAGCCTTGTTTCGGTCGAAGGTTTTTAAACTCAAATGCCGCATTGAAAGCGACGTTGAACGGTTTCTCGTAATGCTGCAGTACGTAATCGACGGTTCTTTTCGTGACGTTGTGGAACGCAAAATCAAGCGTTCGCGCTTCGGTTTCATGGAAGTTAACCGGGTAGAAATGGGAAACCATTTGCGCCGGGTGCTGGCTCGTTGCATCGAACCCCATAATCGAGAGGTCGCTACCTTCGAGGTCGAAGGGAATTCCCGCATTCTTCGAACTGCAGAACGTGAAACCGCCACGGGTGCAGGCGAACATGGTATAAAGCTCATCGTCTGATTTGGGCTGCTGCTGCTTGTTCAGGTAGTGCCAGAAACGCCCGATGTTGTACTTGCAGCCCTTTCCCCGTTTGGAGTCGAACAGGATCCTGCGACGTTCACGAACAACACCCGTTTTCGTAACGACGTTCAAACCAAGTTTCGACGGTTCGATATCGGGATTCCGCTGCAGCCACCATCCCATGTAAGCCAACAACGCATAGATATCCTTCTTGGAATATTCGATCTCATCATCCGTTAGAGGGGTTTCGGGCGAACGTATGAGGTTGTAATCCCATTTTCCCGACGCTTTCAGATAACCGCAATCGCGCCCCATGCTGTCGAGCGATTGACCCGTGAAAACGAGCGTGTCCCATAGCACCAACCTAGCGTTGCCGTCATTGTCGCATATGGTGAAGGTAATCGGTTTTCGCTTGCTCTTCGCCAGAACCCGCACGTTATCGAGCTCATCGAGCCAGGGACTTAAGCCGTACATGTCGAACGAGAGGTTATGGCAGCATATGACGGGAACATACGCGAAACCCGTTTCGGCTATCTCGTTCAACCGCGCGTAGAGATCCACCGCATGACGGTACAATTCTATTTTGGTGTGTTGTTCCACCGTATCGGAATCGAGCGCTTCAACCGAACAATCGATGATTCCCAACTGGTGAAGTATGGGAAATGCCCTATGCATTCCGTTTTCGTTGATGTTGGTCGTTTCGCTGTCGTATGCGCCGATTATCCGATAAGGCTTCCTTTGCCCCGCCATTACAGGTTGAAGGCCGCTTGTGCAGCTTGCACAACTGTGTCATAGCGGATATCGTTTTTCGGGTCTTTGTAGAGATCAGCGCCGATTTCGGAATTCTGCTCGAACGCTTCGATAACGCCCAACCAATCGTTAATCAATTTTCCCGTCTGCATACTCATATGCTCGAATATCGCTTCCGATGCTGCAGACCAGTCAATTTCCGTTTTCCCCGTTTTTGGATTGACCGCTGCATAATCGCGCCAGATTGGTTCCAATGACGCGATGATCCTCGACCCAACAGAACTGTTCATAATCGCGCGTCCCTCGTATTCGCGGCGATCTTTGATATTCCCCTCAAGCGAACGTTTGGATTTGGAAATCAGCTTTTGACGCTGCGCATCGTTTGCAGGTTTCGAGAACTGAGCGCCAGTTTGAAGCGCCACACGCTGCAAGCCCTTCGAGAGCTTTTGGAAAGAAGGTTCCTTTTCATAGGTTGATAACGCCTTTTCAGCTTCGCGCTTCGCCAATTCGATGTAGCGTTCACGGCTTGCGCCATACGAAGCATTCGCCTGTTTCATGTAGCGTTCGGCTTTACGGGTATAACGTCGCCTTGCGTTGTAAAAATCATCGCTCGATGATGTTTCCAATTCGGGATTCTGCGCACGCGCGGCACGTGCAGCCGCTCGCTTTTGCCGCCTACGTTCGTTATAAGCTTCGTCTAATGGTCTTTTAGGCCGTGCCATATTGTTGTCCTTTCCCTCATCGGATATACTTCATTGTGTTAATTATAACCAATTGAAAGGAGCATTCAAGATGAAACCTATTGTAATAGACAAACAGGAATTTTTAACAGCTTCAGACGCTGCAAACTATCTTGGATTGTCTCGCGCGCGTGTTTCGCAGCTCATGAAGAAAGGCCGTTTTCGCGTGAAGTACATCGGGGCAAACGCGCTTGTACCCGTTTCCGACGTGAAAATGTACAAGGCATTGGAAGGAACTGCAGATAGGAAGCCGGGTCGGAAAAGTGATATGCGATAATGAGAAATGCCCTAGATACGAGCAAGGAAAACCCGGCAACTGCTCGAATTACTTTTTCTACTCGTTGGACGAATGCCCGAACTACCGAAGGAACTACAAGGAGTTGAACGAAAATGATGCATGGAATAGACGTGTCAAATTGGCAAAGCGGTTTAATCCCATCAAACCTTTCGATTGATTTCTGCATTGCAAAGGCAACCGAGGGAATAGGTTACACGGATCCGTGTTGTGACGGGTTCGTTCAAAACTGTTTGGAAAACGGTATCTTGTGGGGTTTCTACCATTTCGCAAGGGAAAACGACCCCGTAGAGGAAGCGTATTACTTTGTTCAGGAAACATATAATTATTTCGGCAATGGCGTTCCCGTACTCGACTACGAAACAACAAATTGGAACAACTGCGAATGGTGCGAACGATTCATGACCAGGGTTCACGAACTAACAGGTGTTTGGCCTATGCTCTACATCAGCGCGTACATGGTTCCCGAATTCTCGAATTCCTGGATTCCGCAAACGTGCGGTCTGTGGCTTGCAGGTTATCCGTATCCTGCAGAATCCTGGACTAACGACAACATGCCCTATTCAATCGGGGAATGGGAATTCTGCGCGATATGGCAATTCACCAGTTCGCTACAGCTTTCAGGCTACAGCGGAAACCTCGACGGGAACATTGCATACATGGACGCTGATGCATGGATGAAGTATGCAGGTGCACAAGAACAATCTGTACAACCAGCCCCGAAACCTGCAAAATCAATTGACGATCTAGCCGTTGAAACCATTCTCGGAGAATATGGAACGGGTGCGGAGCGGCAAAAACTACTTGGTGACAAGTATGCAGAAGTTCAAGAACGTGTGAACCAATACTATAATAGAGCTAGAGAATGCATCCGGGGTGATTGGGGCAATGGATGGAACCGAACAAACGCCCTAACCGGTGCAGGATACAACGCCGATGTTGTGCAACGCATCGTGAACGAGATGATGAGTTGAGGAGAACGGACGGGTTACAATGGATGTTAACGGAATCATTCAGGCAATCGGCTCGGTAGGATTTCCAATTGTGGCATGTTGCGCGATGTTCTACTTGTACGATAAGACGGTAACGAAACTGACAAGCACATTGGAACGAATCGACAAAACGCTTGACAGGGTGCTGAACAAACTTGACATGGAGGCCGAAGAAAAATGAACATGCCGTGTTTCGTGCTTGCAGTTTGCTTTTGGGTACTAGGTGCAATCGCAATCGTATTGTTTGCCGCTTGGGTTTACGTTGAAGTGCAGTATTACCACTGGAACAAGATCGACCGAGAGAACGAACAAATGGTTCAATACCTCATGAAGCAGATCGAGGAGAAATTCGAGGAGCTGCAGAAATAATTGCTTGACAGTGTTAAACATTAAGGGTACTATGGTCATGTAAGGAAATCCGAACGGGAAGGAAACCGAAATGACTATCGAACTCGTGAAAATCCTCGAAGCTGCTAAATTCGCTTGGATCGCTTTTTGCAAATACTACGAAGACAAGGAAAACGCAGAATCCGAAGAAATGCGCAATGTTTACGACCGTCTCATGAACGAAGCGCATGCATCTTACAGAGCATTTTGCAAATCTTACGAATTCTGCACCGGTAGAAGCATTTGCGGAATTTCCCAACTTGAAGAAGAACTCGCACAGTGCTAACATACCCCTAGGCCACCAAGCAACCTTCTCGGTTCACCACACAGGCCACTTGAGCACCTCCGGCAGACATGATCTCCCGGGGGTGCTCTGCATGGGGAGCTTTTTGGGAATACAC